CGAACATTGCCAACAAGCCCGAAGAGGGCGACATGTCGAGGAAGATCATCGACACGTCGCGCGAGACTGGCATGGCGCGCAATCAGGTGGCCGAGGTGGTCAACGCCCTGGTGGGCGCGGGCATGGAGCTGGACAAGGCGCTGAAGTACGCCCCGACCGCCGCCAAGTTCGCCGTGGGCCAAGGGTCGGACGGTGGCGAAACGGCGCGCATGATCAATGCCCTGGGGCAGAACGCCAAAATTTCCGACCCGGCGGTGATGCAGAAGGCCCTGGAGGCGATCGCCTACCAAGGGCAGGCGGGCAGTTTCGAAGCGGCCGACATGGCGCGTTGGTTTCCCGAGCTGCTGGCCGGCATGGGCAAGCTGGGGATCACCGGCATGGATTCGGTGACGCAACTGGGCGCCATGCTTCAGGTGCAAATGAAGACGGCGGGCAGTTCGGACGAAGCCGCCGGCAACCTCAAGAACTGGATGGAAAAAATCGGTTCGGGCGACACGGTCAAGGCCTACAAGGACGCCGGGATCGACTATCAGGCGTCGATGAACACCGGCCTGCAGAATGGCAAGTCCACGCTGGAATCCAGCTTTGAGTTGGCTCAGAAATACATTGCGGCGACCGACCCGAAAAAGGCCGCGGCCATGGCCGAGGCCACGGCGAAGATCAGCAAGGAAACCGATCCGGAAAAAGCCAAGGCCATGATTGCGTCCCTGGAGAGCGCCTTGCGCACCGGCGACTTGTTCGCCGATATGCAGGTCAAGGGCGCGTTGACCGCGTTCATGCAGAACAAGGACCTGTACGCCAAGCTGAAAACCGAGTCGGCCAATGCGACCGGGATCTTGGATAAGAACCTGGAGGAACGCCGGCAGTCGTCGGCGCAGAAGTGGTCGGAAATGGCGCAGGCCACGGACGACGCGATGCGCGCGATTGGGGATGCCTTCCGGCCGGTCACTGACATGGTGGCGGATGGGGTGGGTAAAGTTGCCCAGGGGTTGGCCAAGCTCTCCGACGAGTCGCCGCGGCTGGTGACGGGCATCGGGGCGGCGGTGGCCGCCGTGATCGCCTTTCAGTCGGCTATGAGCACCTTCAAGATCGCCAAGGGCCTGCTGAACATCGGCCGCGGCTCGATGATGGGCAATCCGAACATCCCGCAAAAAGTCATTGTGGTAGGCGGTGGGGTGGGCGGTGGTGGCGGGCTGGATGCCGGCGACCTCGATGTCGATGGCAAGGAGAAAAAGGGCGGTAAGGCTGGAAAGGGCGGCAAAGGCGGTGGCGGCGGGGGTATCAAGGGCGTGGTCAAAGGCGCGACGGTGTTCGCCGTCGCCGAGGCGGGCTACAAGGCCTACGACACCTACGAAAACGCCGAGACGCAGGACGAGAAGGCCGAAGGCTACGGCGCCGCCGCCGGTGGGCTGGCCGGTACGCTGGGCGGTGCGGCGGCCGGGGCGGCGCTGGGCACGATGCTGTTCCCGGTGGTCGGGACCGCGATTGGTGGTCTGATCGGCGGGGTGCTCGGCAGCATGGGCGGCGACGCCTTGGGCGGTTACATCGGCAAGTCGATGTTTGGCAGTGACGATGCGCTGAAGAGCCTGCCGGCGGCCGGGCCGCTGATGATGGCCAACGCCGGGAAGAACATTGCGCCGGTGATGGGCGACATTGCCAAGTCGTTCGACACGGCGCCCAAAGTGTTTGAACCGCCGCCGGTGTCGTATGACCCGCGCGACCCTGACTCCAAAGACGCCATGCTGCTGCCGCACTTTGCCAACAAGGTGCGGTTCCCGGGCTCAGAGTTGCGCCGGCCCAAGGTCATTCGCTCCGGGCTGGAAGATCCGGCGCCGCAACCGGGTGACGCCGCGCGAGCCATGATGTTGCCGCCGGCCAGTGCCGACGCGGCGATGGCGGCGGGGCCGCTGGCCTTGGCGCCGAAGCCGGCCCCGACCACGGTCGAGACCAAAGTGGACATTCAGGCGCCGTTCAACCTGGTGGTCAATGGCGACGTCAAGGACGCGGCGACGCTCTACGGCCAGCTCAAGCCCTTGCTTGACCAGCACTATCGCGACATGGCCAAGCAAGCCAGCAGTACCAAGCTGTACGACGAACCACACGTTTAATCAGGGGGGCATATGTCTGATCAGGAAACGACAGCAGTGCAGAAATTACAGTCGGGGTTGAAATACCTCGCGTCGGCCGGCGAGACCGGTCGGCGCAGCCTGGACGGCATGCTGGGGCCGATGAATGGCGCGATCGGGGAAATCACCGGGGCGGCGTCCGAGCTGGAGGATCTGCCCTTTGTCGGGCCGGCGGTCGGCGCCAAGCTGCAGCGGGTGATGCGCGGGGTGCAGGCGGCTCAGGCCAAGGTCGGGCAAGTGGTGGCCACCTACAACAAGGCGGCCCGCGCGCTGTCGCAAATCGACGAGCGCGTGGCCACGCTGAAGGAACAGGCCAGTAAAGCGGCGACGGCGATCAACAAGATCGCCGGCAAGGTCAGCCCGTCGCTGGCCAACATTCTGCCGACGGGTGTGCTGGCCACCGATGGCACGCCGGCGCCGGAGGCGGTGAAACCGTTTCCACACCTGCTGATCCTTCAGCCGCTCGATCCCAAGGCGCAGCCGTATTACTTCAATCTCGACACCGCGGCCTTTGACTCGCTGCGCCGCTCGACCGAATTTCGCTGGGCCTCTCAGGAGCGCCTATCGCGGCGGCCGGCACAACAAGGCGTTGGCATGGGCGACGAGAAAATCACGCTCAAGGGGCAGATTTTCCCGGGCTTCAAGGGCGGGCTGAAGCAGCTCGACACGTTGCGCTCGATCGGCGCCCAGCTTCAGCCGCTGACGCTGACCACGGGCTATGGCGACGTGCTGGGGACGTGGTGCCTGAAGAGCGTCGACGAAGATCAGAGCGCGCTGATGCAAGGCGGCATTCCGCGTAAACAAGAGTTCACTCTGGAGTTTGTGCGCTATGGCGACGACATGCAGAACATCTGACGGGGACTTGCTCGACACCATTTGCCATAACTTCTATGGCCACCTCAACGGCAGCGTCGAGGCGGTGCTTGACGCCAATCAGGGGCTGGCCGAGGAAGAGCAGCCATTCCGCACCGGCTTGCTCATTGTGTTGCCGGATCTGCCGAGCCCAGTCACCGAGGCGGTCACGCTGTGGGACTGACCCCGTCCGGAGTCGCCGCCGGCGCCTGATCGCGTTACGCGTAACGCCCATCCCCCCCAACCCGCCGTGTGCGGGTTTTCTTTTGGATGTTTTCCATGACTCCTAGGTTTCGCGTCGTCGCCGATGGTGCCGACATCACCGGCTTGATCAATGACCGGCTGATCCAGCTCAGCACCACCGACAAGCCCGGGATGGACTCCGACGAATTCGAGTTGCGCATTGATGACCGTGACGGGTTGGTGACGCTGCCCGCGCGCGGTGCCGGCATCGAGATTTACCTGGGCTATGTCGAGACCGGGCTGGCCCGCCTGGGCCGTTACGTGGTCGATGAAATCACGGTGTCGGGCCCGCCGGATACGATTTCCATCAAGGGCAAGGCCAGCGACATGCGCGGCAGTGGCAAGACCATTCGTAGCGGGTCGTGGGAGGGCGTGCCGCTGTCGAAGATCGTGAGCGATATCGCCGCGCGTAACGGCTGGGAGCCGGGTTGCCCGGTGGCCACCAAGGTCGCCCGGGCGGACCAGCTCAGCGAATCCGATTTCAATTTCATCACGCGCCTGGCTAAGCAATACGACTGCACGGCCAAGGTTGCGGATGGCAAGCTGTTGGTGATGCCGCGTCAGGGTGGGCAAAGCGCAAGCGGCAAGGAGTTTGGCGCGATCACCATCACCCGCAAGGACGTCAGCCGCTGGCAGTTTCGCTTGGGCGATCGCAACACCCACGGCAAGGTGGCCACCAAACACCAAGACAAGAAGGGCGGCAAGCTGGCGGTGGTGTCCCTGGACAACGACGACGCGCCGGCGGGCCTGCCGTCGGTGCACACCGATCGGCACATTCACCCGAACAAGACCGCCGCCGAGTCCGCGGCCAAGGCGCGCTTGGCGGCGTTCAACCGCTCCGGCGCCGGCGTGCGCTTCGAAATGCCCGGCCGTACCGACCTGTTTGCCGAACGCCCGATCAATGCCCAAGGCTTCAAGGTCGGGCTCGATGGCGAGTACCTGGCGGACTCGGTCGAGCAGGTTTACACCCGAGCCGGCTGGTCGACCGCGGTCGAGTGCAACGGCGGCAACAAGGGCAAAGCCAAGGCCAAGGGCAGGAAGAAAAAGGAGGTGAAGCCGGTCAAGGTCGTCAGTCTCGCCTAACGCTATCGCGTCCCCATTAACCCGCCGAGTGCGGTTTTTTATGCCTGGAGTTTGTATGTCCATCACCGAGCAACAGCTACAACGCATCATGCCCAACGCCCGCCGCCAAGCGGGCGTTTTTGTTTTTGCCCTCAATGCCGCCATGGCCCACCGGCAGATCAATACGCCGAAACGTCAGTCCGCGTTCCTGGCCCAGCTCGGGCACGAATCCGGCCAACTGCAGTACGTCCGTGAGCTGGGCGGCGATCAGTACCTGAGCAAATACGACACCGGCAATCTGGCCGAGAAACTGGGCAACACCCCAGATGCGGACGGCGATGGCCAGCGCTATCGCGGTCGCGGCCTGATCCAGATCACCGGCCGTAACAACTATCGTCTATGCAGCCAGGCCCTGTTCAATGATGAGCGCTTGCTGCGAACCCCTGAGCTGCTCGAATTACCGCAATGGGCCGCCGAATCCGCCGCCTGGTTCTGGGCGCAAAATGGCCTCAACGAACTGGCCGACCGTAACCAGTTCAATAGCATCACGCGCCGGATCAACGGTGGACTGAATGGTTTACAAGATCGGTTGCAGCTGTGGGAGCGGGCGAGGGCAGTGCTATGCGTCTCGTCGACCTGATCCCGGCCCCGTATCGGCTGCTCGCGGTGGGTGTGTTGTTGGCCGTGCTGGTCGGTGGCTCTGCCGCGATCACCTGGCAGGTTCAAGACTGGCGCTACGGCCAGCAACTCGAACAACAAGATCGCCTGCAGGCGGAAACCCTCAACCAATTGGCCATAACCGCAGCGGCACAACAACGTGTCGAGCAAGACAAACGCCTGGCGCTCGAGCAACGACTTTCAGCCAGCGAACAAACCCATTACCGAGCCCTTAGCGATGCCCAACGTGATCAAGGTCGCCTGCGCGACCGCCTTGCCACTGCTGATGTGCGCCTGTCAGTCCTACTCGACGCCACCGAGTCAGCCAGCGGCTGCTCAGTGCCGGCCACCACCGCAACCGGCAGCGTGGTTCATGGCCC